GGTGCCCGCCGGGGTGGACGATCAACATATCTACTATGTGGATGGTCATACCGGGCACGATGGCAATAGCGGGCGTTCGTGGGGGGATGCATTCGCGACCATCGACAAAGCGGTCGATACCTGGAACGCCCAAATCAACTGGTCAGCTACCCCGATGCGCTACGGCTGTATTTTCATCGCGCCGGGCCTATATGCCGAAGCGCCGAGCATCCCGTTCTACTGTTGGATGATCGGCACGGGAACGTATGGCACCGATTCGGAAGTCGAAATTCACCCGACGACCGGCTCCTGCATGACCGGCACGTTTCTAGGGACACGTATCATCGGCATCCGGTTTGAAGTCAACGAGGCGGTGGATTGTCTGAACATCGGCATCTGCAACAACTCGGAGATCGCCTATTGCACCTTCACCAATGGCGCGGCGGTCGCAGCCACTGCGGTTTCTACGGATAACTGTACCCACCTGTTGTTTCATCATAACCACATCAATAGCGGGCAGGGAACCGGAATGAACTATGGGCTGTATTTCCAGGGCGGCGATAACAAATACGCGCACAACATCCGCGTGTTCTCAAACACCTTCACTTGCACTACATCCGCCGTCTGGATCCAAGACACTTGTACCGCGTCGGAAGCGTTCATTTGCGATAACTATATCCGGTGTACAGGTGGGTCGAGCAAAGGCATTGACGACAATAACGGCACCTCATTTTGTGCCGGGAACTACATCAGCGCCAACGACGCCATCGAACACCCCCACTCTACAACGCATTGTGTCGGCAATCACGTTTCTAACGCGGGCACCGGCGCGATGGAAGTTTCCGGATCATAGGAGGTTGTTATGTCTGATCCATTGACTATCGATGTTGTGTTGGTGGCTGATGTTTACGCCGGGGAGGTCGCCGGGTTTGATGGGGGCCTCAGGGGGGAAACTGTCGAACTCCCATTTTCGGTCGGGGCGCGCTTGGTCGCGGCTGGATTTGCCGAACCCGCGCCGGAGCCGGAAAAGAAAGCAACCGACAAGAAAAGTAAATAATATCCTATAGGGGGGATAGCTATCTATCCCCCCGCTACTCCTATAAGGACAACAAATGGCCAAGATCATCAAACAGGTTACCGTACAGGCCGCGACCACGATTCACGCCAACGCAACCACGATTGCGACTATCGTATGTGACCATTATGACCGCTTGATCCTGTATCCAAGCTATGTTAAGGGCGACGAAACCGGGGTGTACATCAGTTTGTGGTTCTCCGGCGAACGGGGCGGCACCGCCATACAGGACGCAACCTGGTCAATAGATGCGGATCGCACCATCACCTATCACCGCTATTATCTCACTGCGTCGGGCGGCGGGCCGATTGTGTTAGATATCACCGGGCATTGTGAGATCGTCGTGAAAGACGACGCGAACGGGGGAACGCCGACTGGCACATTGGCGTTGAGTTATACCTTAGCACGGACTATATGACATTACTCAATCAAACTCATCCAGATACCGATGTATCGAAGATTGACGGGGCGGCTACGTCCGGGTTAACTGGGGTGGCCGACAGTCTGGCATATCGTGTGCATGAGATTGAGCGACATCTGCATAACTACGAGCGCGCGCTGGAATTGGCGGCTGTTCCGAACGGCGAGGCGCACGTGGCCGACCGCGCCGGAACGGGTGGCGGGCCATTTGTCATCGATGCTGGCGATGATACCTGGGGCGCATGGGTACAAATTTTGGGCAGCGCCGATACCCCCACCATCCCCGGCAAAGTGCGCTTTGATCCACAGCGCATCCAGATATCGGGCGCAGAACGGAACGCCACATATATAATCCAAATTGGGGCGGGCGCTAGCGCCGCGGCGGCATTGACGGCGGGCACGTTTACCGAATTTGTTTATACTCCGGAAGCCGTCCAGACAAAACCGGACTGGCTCAATATCGGGTTTAGGGCGCAGGCTGCCGGAACAAAACTATGGGCGCGTTGCATCTGCCCCGGCCAGAACACGGCCTACCTGAATTTCTATCTAGGGCTGCACGAGTACGAGGGATGATCTGCCCGCGCCATTTTATCTGTGCGGAACTCGAATGCGCAAAGGATAATCGCTGGTGAACATATTAGACCGAATCGCGAGAAGGTTTGGCTACATCAAGGCGGTGTCAACCCCAGCGTTTATCCGCGCGGGGCTATCCCCCTGGGGCGACGAGGTGCCTGATTATAGAGCAGTCGAAAATCAGGTGACATTGTACGCCAAATTGTCATGGGTTTATAGCGCGGTTAAAAATGTGTCATCCGTCGCGGGCGGCGAGCCGTTCCGTGTTAAACGGCTTATCGGCGAGAAGGAGGAACAGATTGAAAATCACCCGTTTGAATTGCTGCTTAGGAAACCGAATGATCTTCATTCGCGCTTTGAATTGCTTATGGCAACCTTTGCGTTTTGGCAGTTGGCGGGCAATGCCTATTGGTGGCTCAACCGGGCCAATGATGCGGCCCCCCCCGATGAAATCTGGCTATTGCCCCCGCATCGTGTGAAGCCGGTGCCGGATCGCAAGTTATACCTAAAAGGGTATCTATACGATCCGGGCGGGGGGGCGGCTGAAATCCCGCTCGAAACGTGGGAGATATGCCATTTCAAGACATTTCATCCGAAAAGTTTATTCGTCGGCATGAGCGGCATTGAAGCATTGGCACAGACGGCAATTAGCGATATGGCAATGCAGCAATGGAACACAAATTATTTCGGGCGTGACTTTGCCAAGCCGTCTGGCGCACTAGCCTTTTCTGGGCCGATGAGCGATTCGGACTGGGCAGCCCTCCAAAAGAAATTTGTCGAAGAGCATGGAGGGGCCGACCGGAGACTTATGTTGCTTCGTAATGTGGGAAAAGAAGGCGCGCAGTGGCTGCAATTCGGCGTGTCGCAAAAAGATATGGAATTTTTAGCCGGGCGCAATTTCAATAAAGAAGAAATTTATGCCGCATTCGCGCCGGGGCTGGCGTCGGTGTTGGCGATTAACGCGACCGAAGCCAACAGCGTGGCAGGCATGGCGACTTTCAATAAATTGGCGGTCTGGCCCGCGCACCAGGCCATTGCCGAAAAGATTACTAACATCATTTTACCCGCCTATGGCGATGATTTGATTGGCGAGTTCGATGATGTGCGGATGGGCGACCGCGCGATGGATTTACAGGAGCAGGCGAACGCATTCCAATTAATGACGGTGGCCGAAGCGCGGGAACGCTATTATGATCTCCCGCCGCTTGGCGATGCGCGCGACAATGAAATCGTGGCCGGGGGGGGGGCGGTGCCGCCGCAGTTCCCCATCGGGCCAACGGCACAGCCAGAATGGGGCGGCGCGCTGGGCGACGAGACGACAGGAATTATCGAAGAGGATGATCCGTTTAAGACCGATCTCGATAAGTGGCGCAAAAAGGCCATCAAAAGCATGAAGGCCGGGAAGGGCGCGCGGGTCAACTTTTCCAGCCCGAACATTCCGGGCACGCTCAAGGCCAGTCTAGCGGGGGCGCTTGAAGCGGTCGATAATGTGGCGGCGGTGCAGCGCCTATTTGAAAGCGCGCTGAACTGGCGGGGGTATCCGTAATGGACTTGCCGAACCGCGACAAGCATGAGAATGCATTGGCGCGGGCATTGGGGAAGCTCAACCAAGAGCAACTTAACCGGCTGATGCGCGATTTAGGGAATCCGCCGACATTAGACAATCTGCCGCCCGATTATTTTGCAAAAATGGGCATCGAATTGAGCGGCGTGTTACAACCTGCGCTCGAAGAAGTTTTTTTAGAACAGGTGACGGCATTGTCGGCAGAATCGACTATCGGCCTCGATTGGGAGCGCATGAATATGCGGGCGGCTGAATGGGCGCGCCGCCATTCCGCCACCTTAGTAAAAGACATCTCCGACAATACGGCGGCGGCATTGCGCGAAAAAATAGCCGCATTTTACGAGGGCGGGCGCACGCTGGGCGATCTTGAGGCCAGTATCGCAACGTTAATGGGGCCAACGCGCGCAATGCCCATTGCCATCACCGAAACCACGCGGGCGGCGTCTCAGGGGGAGCGGGGATATGGCGATGAATTGCGCGATTTGGGGCTTGATGTTGCAGTCATTTGGAATACGAACGTGGATGAGAAGGTATGTCCGATTTGCCGCCCGCGCAATCGCAAGCGACATGGCGATGGGTGGCAGGATGATCCGCCTGCCCACGTCAATTGTCGGTGTTGGATCAATACGCAGGTGATATAATGACGGTCGTGATACGTGGGCTAGATGAGGTCATTAAAAAGTTACAGACCCTGGGCAGTGATATGCCATTGCGCCGCGCGGTTGCCATCAGCGCTACGCTGGTTAAAGATCGTGCGGCGCAATACCCGGCGCGGCGGCATGGGCCGATGCCGGGCTTCCCGCGCTCGGAACGACAACGCCGCTTCTTTTTTGCGGCGCTCAAAGATGGGCGAATCGAGGTGCCCTATATTCGGGGCGGATCGCCCGGCAGCGAAAAGTTAGGGCAACGTTGGACGGTGGTTTTTTTAAGTGGGGGAACGTCGGCGCGGATTGAGAACAACGCCAGCTATGCCCCGTTTGTCATGGGGCGTGAACAGGCAGCCTATCATCGGATTACCGGTTGGCCGACGACTGATGCGATTGCCGACGCTGTCGCGCCCGACGTGTTGAGGATTTTTCAGCGCGAATATGATCAGGAGGCTAACGCATGACGGCGGTCTATAGTGTGTATGCAACGCTAAACGCGATATGTCGGCGGCTTGGATTTACTGTCGGAGCGGACGCCAGCCGCGATACGCTGTTCGCCGAATTGCTGCGCACCGCGTCGCGCTGGATTGACCATGAGTTGGGGCGGCACATCGGCCCGCGCGTGGCCGCGCGATACTACACCGCCGAATGTGGGCGCGGCATCCTAATTGACGATCTGTTATCGGTTACTGCGCTCGCTACGGACGACGCGGGAGATCGCAACTATAGCACGACATGGGCGGCCACCGATTACGATCTATTCCCATTTAACCACCCGCCCTACCAACGGATCACCGTTGCCCCTACCGGCCATTATAATTTTCCGGTTGGCGCTGCCAAAGGCGTCAAAATCACGGGCGTTTGGGGATTTGCCGATGATACATTGATAGGCACAACGGCAGCCGAACAGATTGATAGTTCCGAGACGGCTATTGATGTCACGAGCGGGGCGGCGCTTGAAGTCATGTGTTCGATTAGGATTGATGCTGAAGATATGCTCGTGACGGCCATCGCAACCAATACGATCACGGCAATCCGGGCGATCAACGGCACGACCGCCGCCGCGCATGACAATTTAGCAGCGATTGATGTCCTGGACTTTCCCCATGAAATTAAAGAGGCGTGTTTATGGAAAACGATTCAACTTTTCAAGCGCCGGGATGTAGTAGGGCGCAGCACATCCGGCAAAGATGCGCTTGGCCAATTACAGCCGCCAAGTGATGCGTATATTTGGGAACTGCTCGCGCCCTTTAGGAGAATTTACTAATGGCGTTCACATCACTTGATAACGGTATCGAAACGGTTCAAACGGCGGTGGCGGGAGTGAGCGGGGTAAAATATGCCCCGGCAGACCCACCGGAGCAAGCAAACGATTTTCCATTTTCCGTTACCTATGCGGGGGATTTCACGATAGTTCAAAGTCCGACCGGGGTATTGACTTATCTCTATGATTTTATCGTGGAACTACATATCGCCCGCGTTGACCTGCCGTCTGACATTGCAGAAGCATATGGTTATGCCGAATCGATTCCGCTAGCAGTATTTGAATGTCTGAACGATAACGGGGTGTCCCAGTCAGAATGCGTTGGGCGGTTTGGGTTTTTAGGATGGGGCGGCGGCGAGGACGCCGCGCCAACTATCGGTTTTCAATGGCGCTTCACAGGCGTAAAAATACAAATCGTGATCAGTTAGGGGGTAAAAATGGCAAGTAGAATGTTTTTCCAGATGGGGCGCGAATCGGTCGCGGGCACAGAAGTCAACGCCACCGCAATTTGGCGCGGCACCGGCGCGGCGGATGATGCCAGCGAGTACATTTGGCCTGACGAAGATGTGGGGTATTTATCTAGAACGGATCGGCAATGTGTCCCTAAATATCTCGGTAAGGTCACATTGGATACCGATGCAATCTCATTTGAGCAAATCCTCTATCCGTTCGACGCCGGAGTTAAAACGGTAACGGCGGTAGCCGATGGCGGGGGCGGATCGGGCAAAATCTATACCTATATATTCCCAACCACCGCCGCCAATACCATCAAAACTTACACGCTCGAATTCGGCGATGAACAGCAAGAGGAACAGATGCTTTATTCGTTTTGCGAGAGTTTCAGCCTGCGCGGGCAGGCGGGCGAGCCGATGGCGTGTTCATCCAGTTGGGCCGGACGGCAAATCACGCCCGGCACCAAAACAGCCGGGGTAGCGCTGGCAACGGTTGATGAGATTCTGATTTCTAAAGGGAAGCTGTACATCGATGCGGCAAGTGGCACTATCGGCAGCACGCAGAAATCAAATACGTTGTTGACGCTTGATTTCTCGGCCATTACCGGGTGGGTGCCTGTTTTCACCGCCGATGGCAATTTGTATTTCTCGTTTGCCAAAATGTCCTATGGGCAAGAAGTGGTGTTGAAATTAACGTTTGAACACGATGCTACCAGCGTGGCCGAAAAAGCCGCATGGCGGGCGGGCACTCCCCGCCAAATTCGTCTGTTGTTTCAGGGGGCGGCCCTGACGACGCCCGGCTCCGGCTATACTTATAAAACATTGATTCTGGACATGGCGGGCAAGTGGGAGAAGTTCGACAAACTTGATGAAATGAACGGAAACGATGTTGTGACCGGCACATTCCGGGCGCGCTATAATGTCACCGCCGATCTGTTTTGTGAGGCCATTGTCGTAAATGAATTGGCGGCGGTCGTTTAGGGAGAGGAAAATGAAATTCCGAATCCATATCACGCAAGAAACCATTGACCAAATGAATCTGGCGGCGCATATCGCCATCGCACAGATGGCGCGGGGCGAAACGCCGGAGTTAGACGACTTGCGGGAAGTGCTCGTTTCATTTTTGGTGGATGAACACGGGAAGGCGCTAGACGAATCCGCCGCGCGGCGGCAAATTGGACGGCTCAAGGCGGATGAACTTACCGAGACGGTTGACACATTTGCGGCGGCGCTTGGCGAATATCTGCTCCCAAAAGCGAGGCGTCATCGCCGCCATCTGGCATGGAGGACGCGGGCCGGGTTGGATAACTGATCTGGTGCTGTCGGAGGAGTGGCGTATGCCGCCCTGGAAAGTGCGCCCACTGCCTGCCGACGCCGAGCCGAATTTAATTGAGCGGGAGCGGTGGATCGCGCGGCTGGCGTTTTATCGCGATATTGTCGCTAAATATCATCAATCGCGGCTCGAATAAGAGGCAATGATGGCAAGTAAAGTCGAAATTGAAATTACCACCGATGCAAAGCAGAGCGCGGCAGACATCAATGATCTTGCAGACGAAATAAACGCGGCAGAGACGCGGCTAATCGAATTAAATCAGGCGCTAATCGATAATGCCAGAGCTTCCGGTGATACTAGCGAAAAAATAAAAGAAATAAAGAATGCGATTGCCGCCGTTAAGGATGAGATTCGCGGGTATAATGAAATTTTAAAGATAACAGAGGATCGGCAATCGCGGGCAGGGGCTAGCGCCGATCAAGCCTCTAATCGTATGAAGGGATTAGGCGATGCAACCAGGACATTGGACGACTCATTCACGGCGGCGCTCACCCCATCATTACAGAGTTTTGGCACGCTGTTAGGCGGCACGGTTAACCCGGCCATTGTCGGGCTAGCGGCGACGGCAGGGATTCTCGTCATCTCGTTTAAGGCATTGTCGGCGGGGTTTAAATTTATCACTGAAAATTCGGCCAAAGCTGGCGCAGAATGGGAAAAACTCCAAGGCATCTTCGATAAAGTTTCTAAAGCAGTCGCCGAAGCGCTCGGCGGCCCACTCGGCGCCGGGCTTGAAAATATACGGATTCTCATTGAACAAATTATAAAATACGCGGCGCCAGCGTTTGAAGAACTCACAAAAAGTTTCAAAAATTATGGGCGGGCCATCAGTTCGCCGGATGTACAACGAGCCATCAAGGAATTAGGAAAAGCGCTCGGAGAATTATTTGCACAAATCGGCCAAGAGGGATTTGGGGCGTTGGCGGCGGGGATTACCACATTCGCGGAACTTTTCGCCAGGCATGGCCCGCAGATCATCCGCACATTGACCAAGATTTTGGATATCGTAATGAGGCTGATCGATGCCCTCAGCCGGGCCAGTAGTACATTTAATGCGCTTGTTAGCGCGGGCGGGGTTGGTCTGGCGATACCCGGTTTTCAACATGGCGTGACCAATTTTAGCGGTGGCCTGGCCGTCGTCGGGGAGAGAGAGCCAGAAACACTCATCCTCCCGCGCGGCGCAAGCGTGCTGCCGGATGGTGGGGCGCTGGCGCGGGGGGCTGGCGCAGTTAATTTCTACGGGTCGGTTACATTTGCCATCCAGGGCGGCACCCGGCTCACCCTTGAGGATTTTAATCGGCAGGTTAGACAGCAAGCATTTACAGCCGGAGCAAATCGATAATGCAATTAGTAGTTGATAGTTTCAACGGAACAGATTTAAATGATGCGAATTTTCAGGCATATTTCCCGGTTGGGTCCGTCATGCTCCACCCCGGAGCCGATCCTATAATGATCTCTCGCGAGAATAACTCGCCAACGCTGGTTTATATGAATCGGCGGCCTGCGTTATGGCAACTCCATATTATCATGTTGGGAACAATTGTATCGCAAGTAGATACCCTCAAGGGGTTGTTTAATCCAAATGATAAGACATTAAAGCAATTAATTGTGCTTGACGCCGCCGACAGCGATAGGCAATGGTATGTCGAATGTGTATGTGATCAAATATTGGCTATTAATGGGCAAGAAATGATCGTAAATTTAGTAGTTCCTGACCCTATTTGGAAGGCGTACCTTCAGGGAAGCGACACATGGGGCATTACTGCTAGCGGGCAAACTAATGATGTGGCGGTAGCAGGAACAGTAGATACCTCGCCCATTTTTGAGATTACGCCGACTACAGAAAAAGACCTATATACTGCCCCGATCCCGGTTGATTATCGCCACTTTGTTAAAATTTATAACAGGATTTACGATGGCTTATCAGGCGTGCCACATGCCAGAGCACTCACAAAATATCCTATCGATATAACCAATGGCGGGCTAGATACCGCCGCGCTGATTGCAGACAATACTAATAAATGCCAAATTGACGATCTGGCGGGCATTACCGATGATGCGGATACTATCCCCTATGATACGGTGACAGGCACGATCCCAGACGCGGGCATGGCGATGATCGAATCAGAACAGGTGAAATGGTCGGGGAAAACGGCCACCACCCTGACTGGCGTCGCGCGGGGGATAGGCGGCACGACCGCCGCCGCCCATGCGGATGATGTCGAGATTAAAGTCTCAAAGATGTTGGCGAACGGCGATGATGTGCGGGTTGTTGTGGATGGCGCCGATATAGTGCGGTGGTTTGGCACAGGGACGAATGATATCAATACTGCCAATACTAAGATATGGGTTTTAATCAATTTGGCCGCCGTTCCTTATTGTACCTTAGCGGCGGGCATTTCGGGCACTGGCGCGGTGACGGCAATTAGTCTAAGCACATTGATAGGCCCGGAAGCCGGGCGGGTTTTGATTGATAATGAGATATTCACATATACGGCGCAAGACCCTATCGGGAAACAACTGTTGAGCACTACGCGGGCGGCCTATAATACCGCCGCCGCCGCGCATACGGCGGGGACCCGAGTTTATCGACTCGATCATGAGATATGGTTAGTATATGGCGATGCCGCTGCAGTCGCCGCGCCGGTTGATGTGATCAACAAGCCTATTTTTAATTTAACATCGACTAATACGTCTTGGGATTATGATGATTTCTATGGCCTATATGGATTGCGGGCGGCATCCTGGCGGCCATATATTGTATCCTGCACTTCTCCAGGCACCGTTAGAACTACGGGGTGGTACACAACTTCTCAAGATGAGGATACGCCGGCTGATCCGGCACCGGCGATGGGGATATCAATCGGCTCCTATTATTATAGCGGCGCTTGGCGGGCAGACACGGCCATCATTGATTGGGAGCTAAGGAACGAGTGTGGGTTTACCCATATCACCGCCACCGGGTATAAATATAGAGATACCTCTACCTGGTTCAGCGCCACGTATACGGGGCTATATGCCGTGACTGGTTCAAATAATTCGTTTACTAAGATTTGGGTCGAGGCCACTCCCGCGGCGCCAGATGTATGGTCGGCACTCACCGCGCATAATAATGTTTCATTTGGCGGGACTGCCCGCATTATCAAATTGACGGTTAACAGTGCTGGGCCGGGGGGGAATACGGGCGGATTGCCGAATCGCATCAGCCAAGAATTTACAGATGTGACACTCACTCTAGACAGCAATAGGACTCCGGGCGTTGTTCTTGATCCTGTTATTGCCCCCCCCGCAGCGAGTGGCGGGGGATATCACTTAAATTGTACGATAACAAATAATGATACCAATGAATGGATGACAGTTGATTGCTTTTGTGAATTAGATCAGACCGTCATTATTAATTGCGCGGATAAGACGGTTATCTATGATTTTGATGGTAGCAATATGCCGGTAATACTTGGGTTTTCATCTATTCGCCATGATTGGTTAAATCTCAAGGCGGCAACTGCTAATACACTCCAATTCGATGATACCGGCACGACCGGGGTGACGTTCGTGACCAAGTGGCGGGATAGGAAAAATTGATGGCTAGCCGAGTATCGATTTATAGGCCAGACGGCGCATATTTAGCTGATATTGAATGCCGCGTATCCAGAACATGGAGGCTAAATGCCATTGGGCAGGCCAAAATTATCATCGCCAATAATGACATTCACGCCACGCCCGATATAATATGTTTGGGCAATTATATTCTAATCGAAAATGACCGGGCGGGCGATTGGGGCGGGATGATTTGGACACCTATCGAATTTCATTCAAGCCATATTATATTTTCTGCCTACACTGCCGAAATCAAATTGAGGTACCGGCGGGTTGTGCCGGGGAGCATTAAGGGATCGGCAGGACTAATGTTCGTAAGATTGATCGAAATGGCGAACAGGCAAGAGACAACTAATATTATAATCGATGCGGCACAATATGCCGGGATATCGTGGCAAGAAGACCTAAAGTATCTCAGTATTTATGACACTGTAATTAAGTTGGCTGAAAATTCCGGGCAAGATTGGAGCATAGAGCCGAGGATTAATGAAGATACCCGCAGACTTGAATTTGTAGCTAACTGGCATGAACGGCGTGGAAGTGATCATTATTATAGATTGGAGGAAGGAGTACATTTAGAACGGCCCCCCGGCGCGGGGCTTATCATCGAAGGGGATATTACCAATGATGTATTAGTATATGGCAATTCCGGGTCGGTCATCAGTTCAATTTATACGAACAAGATTGATGATGAATCGCGGGCGCAACATGGGTTGCTACAACAATCATTTGGAATTGATGCAACGACGGCAAATGTCATTGAAGCAGCAGCAGATGGCATATTGAAAACATTGAAACAGCCCAAGGCGCGGCACAATCTTATCGCGATTGATGTGAATAGCGCATTTAATTATCTAGGAATAGGAGATAGTGTTATGGTGCGCCTCTTATATTATGGCTTCCAAAACGGGCGGCTAGGACAAGAATTTCGCGCCAGGATCATTGGAAAAGAATACGATGAGACGGTAGGGAAGATGGCGCTATTAGTGGAAGAAACGATATGATTCCATTTGGCGAGCTATTGTGGGGGCATGGGAATAATTCATGGATTGGCGATCTGAATAGGCTCAGGCGCGATATACAGCAATTGCAATCCAAGAATATTAACATAGCCGCACTAGATGAACTTACTATAGATATGGGCCTGCTCCAGGTAGGAGAGTTCCGCACCGGAGATGGCGAGCCGGGCGAGGGGTTTACCGGGGTTCGCATTTCTTATCCCGGAATCACGTATGGCGATTCCGCCTATGTCATTGCCGGAGTGTTAGACGACGTGCTCCAATTCGGAATCACCGAGTTGGGCGGCACCGGGGTGTCCGGGGGCGGATCGGCGGTACTCGATATTCAGGGCATTCGCATTTATCAGGGCGCAACAGAACGCGCCCGGCTGGGCGATCTGAACGGATTTTTAGGATATACTACGCCAACTTATGGCGTGGCGGTCGGGGAAGACGACTCATTTCTCAAGTATGACCCAACTAATGGGCTGCGGGTAAAAGGAACGGCGGTTATCTCCGGGCTGTTTCCGGGCGGTTTTGATATCTATTGTGAGGAAGTGTCGGTAGACATTGATGGTAGCCAAACGTATTTTGCTGTAAAATATCCTTATATACCCGGCACGCTCATGCTGCTCCTTAATGGGATATGGCTTAAGGGCGGCGGAACGGACTATTCGGCGATTGAAAACGGGCTTTTTAAGATGTTGTTGCCGCCGCAGACGGGGGACACCCTGCGCGTCAACTACATTAAATCCGAAGACCGTAGCAGTGTCTACAACGAGACGCCCACAGGGGCAATCGACGGCAGTAACCAATCTTATTCGTTGGCCTATGCGCATATCGGCGGGTCATTACAGGTATTCCTTAACAATGTGACGTATTGCGAAATAGAGGATTTCGTAAACGGCGGGCGCAGCGTATCGATGACGAGCGCGCCCCAGGCGGGCGATAAATTAATCGCCGTCTATCTAGTCGAGGATGATGACGACTTAGTCTTTCAAGAAGCGCCGACAGGCTTAATCGACGGCAGCAATACGGTATATACCCTAGCGTATGATTATGCGCCCGGATCATTATTGGTGGCGCTAAACGGGTTACACCAGACGCTGACCGCAGACTATACCGAGACGGACACAAATGAAATCACATTTGCGGACGCCCCGCAAACGGGCGACAGTTTATGGATAACCTACCGGAAGGCGTAATATGACAACTCAAATTAGACCGAGCCAAATTCAAGACATCCCGGTTGGAACACGGCTAACCGGGTTGACATTATCCGATAACACAATAGCCACCATTGTTAATAGTGCGGTAGAGACAACCATCCTTACCGGCACGGTGCCTGGCGGAACATTGGGCACAGATGGGGCATTGCGGATTACTTTACAGGCGGCATATAAGAACAGTAGCGGCGCGGGGAGAACAATTACGATTAATATCAAATACGGGGGCACTACCGTTCTTACGTTTACTTCTCCAAGTATCGGGTCTGATCCTTCGCCGAGATCGGTTTTATGTCAGGCTGTCATCACTACAGATGGGACAACAAGTGGGCAATATGCGATAGGCCATATCATTGTTATATTAACTGCCGCATCAGTAGTGGCCGATGATGGAACTGCCGCCATTGATAGCACGGCGAATCAGACATTGGAGATTACGTGGACGCACAGCGCGGCAGCCGCCACCATATCGGTGGATGTCTTAAGCGTAGCAGTCGAATATTTATCAGAAACGGTTTAGGAAGATGATGCAAACAATATCCGCCCCATATAAACCATATAATAAACCATTACTCACTGCACAGGCCCGCGCCCTATTTGGGGCGCGCTTTATCGGTTGTAACGACACGGCCGAAAAAACATTTCTAACGGTCTATCTCACTGAAGGCATGCCCGCCGATTTTGCGGATTGGGCGGCGCTGGTTTCAAGCCATGACTACGAATCGAAAACGCCCGACCAGCAAGCCGAAATTTGGCGCACCGAGGCATTCGGCCATTGGGAGATGTCTAGTCTGCATGGCAAAAGCCCGGCCCAAATTGTAACATATCTTCATTCCGCAATGGATGGATGGGCAACGCTGGCCGACGCGCGCGCCGATCTTAAAAACTGGCTGCCTATTTTGGCAATTGCCATAGCCTATATCGCGCGAGCAGAAAGGACATAATACGATGTCAGATGATAACATTGCATCAAAAGCGACCATCGCCGATGTATTTAATGCGCTGTTGCGCATCGAGCGAACGTTTGGCGAGCGCTTAGCCCGCATCGAATCTGAACAAACACATATTAGGGAACGGCTTAAAGAGGCCGGCGAACAGGCTATCCGCAATGAGCAAAAATACAACAATGATCTATCCGAACTGGATAGGCGGCTCGACGCTTTGGAGCAAGCGCAGGCGCGGGCCTATGGTTTTGCCGGAGCAATCGGGCTGATGAGCGGCCTGATACCGACTTATGTTATCCCATTCATCAAGGATGTGCTTAAGTGAATCATCACAGCATGATATACCTGCTATGCCTTGTTATGGTCATTACCGCCGCGCCAGGCGTATATTATAACGCTACTTCGGAAGCGCGGCTTCTGCATTTCTGCGGCTGGGGCGGCGGCGATCCGGCAATCTGTACGACGGAGCGTCCGGTCTGCAAGCTAAATGCAGATGGCATCGAATGCCACAATGAGATGGTTTATTTGATGCCCAAACAGGCAATGGTCTTCGATTACGTGCTTCAAGATAAACTGGACAACCGGTGGGCAGTCAAAGGCAATCCGGCAGGGGCGCATATCAAGGCGCTTGCCTGTGGGTTTTGGGTATATGAAAATATCACGTTGGCGGATTGGGTAGAGATAATACGGGCCTCGTTTTCGCGGCTGTTGCCGAAGCCGGACGCCATTATTGCCTGTGGAGGCTTATAATGAAACCATTTGCATTTACACGTAAAATTGGCTGGTCACTTTTCAAAATCACCCTATGGATATTGGCATTGCTGGCGCTGGCCCTCGTTATCGCGGCGCTACTGGTCGGGTGTGACATGCCGCCGCCAGCGCCAAAACCAACGCCGGGGAAGACGCCCACTGCGCCAACAACCGCGCCATCCCCGACCGCAACCGCCGCGCCAACAGCGACGCCAACGGTCACGCTTGATTCTACCGCCACTGCGCTGCCCGCAAGCCCCACCGCGCCCGCCAATACGCCTACCCCGCCGCGCGCTACCGCTACCGCTACCACTCCCCCCCCCTCCACGTCGATTCCCACTTCCGGCACGAACCTGTTTGTCAACCCGACGTTCACCGGGCGCGTCGTCAACCATACCTACCCGGAGATCAACGTGCGCGAAGGGTGGCAGCCCTACTATTGCGCCGAGCCGCATACCCCGGAGCCGTGTCCGGCAGAATGGGGGGGCAGCAAAAATCCGCCCGACTTGGTAATGGGCCGCCCGGAGTACAAACCAGTTAGCGGCGGGCAGTCGTGGTTCTGCTTCATGCGCACCTGTGACGCCGGTATCTATCAGGTGGTAGATACCCTGCCCGGACACTACTACTGGGTCAGCTTCACCGCCCAACTGTGGAGCGAAGACGGGAAAAACCCGGACGGGCAAGAGAGTCATAGCAAGGGCTGGTGGGGAACATTGCCGGATGGGAGCGGGTGGGTATTCGGCCCGGACTATAGCTCCGATTTGGCCGGGGCGGACGATCTGATCAATGCGCGGCTCTATATCGCCATCGATTTAAGAGGAACCACATTCGGGTTTGCCGAACATCTGGTATATTCGTCTGAATTCGGGTATTGGAAAGGATGCTACCGGTTAGTCGGCGATGAATGGTGCACCGTCGAGATGGCCTTCGTTGCTAATAGCTATGTGACGACAATTTTTCTGGGGGCGCGGTTTGCTTTCCCGTTTGCCCACAACGATGTGATCATGCGAGAGGCGGCGGCGTATGGCGCATCCTATGCCACGCCTACGCCAATGGTTCCATAGGGGGTTTACAATGGATTTTCTAATGGATTTTCTGATTGAAGTTTTGCGACTGGTGCCGCCGGTCGTGCCCGCCGCGATGCTGATCTATCTCCTGGTCGATGCCGCTAAGCGGCTCGGCTTGCCGGATGGCCGCGCGGGGCAGCTATCTTTGGCGCTTAATGTGCTGGCTTGGGGGGGGATGTATATCGCCCGCGCCCAGGGCCTGGAAGAAAACACGTTAGGTTGGTTGGCGTGGCTGACCGACCTGGCGGAATTGCTCTTGCCTGCGGCGCTATCGGTGGCGGCGACAAAGGGGTTTTACTTGTTCGGGCAGAAGATCGGCATTGCCAAAAAGCACACATAGCCCAGGCGCTTCGAGAATGCAGCGCTTAGGCTATCAAAACATATGCCCCCGGTGATAAGCCGGGGGCGATATGCCGCGCGGCGGCGTTTTACCAGGGCGGCGGAATTTGCCGGTCATAGTCCTGTTCGCGCGCGGCGCGGCGCAGTTCATCCGCCAGGGCTTCATCCTCAAGAAATTTATCAACCGCATTGGCGGTCGTGAATTCTCGGACAACATCCTCATAACGGATCGCCCAGGCCTCGCCCGATCCGGGGATTGGCGGGATTATCTCAAATCCCCCTGTTCGCCATGCTTGGGGATAATATTTAGCCATGTTTTCCTCTCGGTCGTCCGCTTTGGCGGGGGATCGCCGCGAATTTTTCGAGATCGTCTTGGCGAATGATCAATATATTGCCGATGCGGGTGGCGGGTAGGCGTTTGGCGGCAATGAATTGTAACACCCGGCGTTTACTCACTCTCAGGCGGCGGGCGGCTTGCGCCGCCGTCAAAAGTCCGTCCATATCAATCCTCCTCAATCATAGGATAAACTGCCCCCGCAGCCGTATGGCGGCGGGCGTGCGCCGCAAATGCGGCTTTGGCGCTTGCAGGAGTCGCATACCATTCCTGCCCGCGCGCTTGCATTGCGCTGGTAGCTTCGCAAACGTCACATGTCCAGCGCATGCCGCGCGGGGATGTTTCATAGGTGGCGCTGATGCGCGCGCGCGGGCGAATGTGCGCGCGCGCGGCAAGCGGTGCTTGAATGTACGCATGCGGCGCATGGCGATAGGCTTGTTCGGGCGCTTGCATGTTAAACACGCCCCAAGATGCGCGCAAGCGGGCAATCGCCGCAAGCGTGTAATCAAACACTGCGGGCAGCACGTTTGCAAGCACGGCAACCGCGAATGTGCACACACTTGCCAACACATACGCTACGTTGCTTGCCGCGCTTTGCAATGTATGCGTGCGCGCGCCTGCGTGCGCGTGTGCGCGCCTACGTTGCGCAAGCCAAGCAAGCACGCGATTAGTCCAGTCTACCAGCACGCCCGCGCTCACATAGCCCACCAACATAGCGCCGCTTACCCGGCTGGCGTAGCGCACCGCCACCACGCCGGAAGCGATACCAACCATATTCGCGAACAGCGCGGCGGCCCCAGCCGCCGCCAACGGGCGTAGTTTACTGTCGCGTTGCCCATCGCCCAAATGATGGGCCGCTTGAAGGAGAAGCAAAAACACCCCTTCATTTAGGGCCACATCCAGAGCGCTTAGCGCCATAACGAACCAGGGAATCGTAATTTCACCGGCGTGCTCTAGGACGGCGGCGCGATAGGTGTCGAATCCATATCGGGCAACCAACACGGCCTCGGCTAAAAACAACAGGACATTGATTATCTTGCGGTTCTTGCTCATTGGTCATTCTCCTAAATTGCTAAGATCAACTCGCACAACGCCGAGGCGAGGGCCGCCTCATGCGTTGCCAGCGCCAAGGCGTGGGTGATAGCATATGCACAATATGCCGCCCACACCCCGGCGCGGGCGGCATCATCTGCATAATACGAGTCGGCGGCGGCACGATACGTCTCCCACGCCAGATTGACGGCTGCACGATATATCTCCTGCGCCGGGGCGATGGCGGCGCGATACGTCTTCTGCGTCAGTGGGGGCGCAAAGCGCACCAGCCACTCCACATCAAGCCCCACGCGCAAGGCCAATAGCACATTGGCCTCGGTCACGACGGCGAGGACACCGAAGGTGGCGCGGAACAATGCCGCCTGCCTCGCGCACCCCTGTTCCTCTAACCATTCAGCCGTTATTGTCTGCATGGTCGTCCTCCTCGATTGCCAAGATCGCCGCGCACAGCGCCGGGGCGATGGCCGCATGATATATCGCCCACGCCGGGGCAACGGCCTCCTCATATACCGCCTCGGCTGGGGCGCAGGCTGCGATAAGCGCCGCCCGCGCCGGGGCGGTAGTCTTGTCGTATATCTCCCAGGCCTGGGCGCAGGCATTACGATAGGCTATGCGCGCCTGGATAACGGCCTCGTCCGTCCGAACATATGTAATGAGGGCTTTTTCATAGGCATCACGCGCCGGGGCGGTGGCTTTTTCAAATGCCGCATCTGCCGGTGCAATAGCCACCTCAAATTCCGCCCGCGCCGGGGCGGTGGCGGCATAGTAGACTTTCCGCGCCGGGGCGGTGGCTGCGCAAAATGCCGACCATGCCTGCACGCGGACGCCAGCATATACTACGTTTGTCGGGGGGGGCGCAAACGGCATCAGCCATTCTACGTCAAGTCCGGCGTCCAGCGCCCGCAGCACGTTGGCCTCGGTCACGACGGCGGCGTCGCCGAAGGTGGCGCGGAATAATTCAACCTCCCCCGTGCACCCCTGTTCCTCTAGCCATTCAGCCGTTATTGTCTGCATGGTCGTCCTCCACAATCGCCAAGATCGCCGCGCACAGCGCTGGGGCGATGGCCGCATGATATGCCGCGCGCGCCGGGGCAACGGCCTTCTCATATGCCGCCTCTGCCGGGGCGAGGGTCTTGATAAGCGCCGCCCACGCCGGGGCGCGGGTCTTACGAAATGCCATCCATGCCTGGGCAACGGCTTGGCGATATGCCTCTCGCGCCGAGATAATAGTTTCCTCAAATGCCGCATCTAGTATAGATATGGTATCGAACGTTTGGCGGACGGCGGCGTCGCGGGCCTCCAATGCCTGGGCGATGGCCGCATTGCGCGCCACATCTGCCGGGGCGGTGGCCTCCTCGTATGTCTCCCAGGCCGGATCGGTGGCCGCAATAAACGCGGCCCAGGCCGGAGCGATGGCTTCGAGATACCCCTCCCGCGCGGATACGATGGCCGCATGGCACACCGCCCGCGCCGAATCGGGCGCAAACGGCATCAGCCATTCCAGGTAAATCCCGGTGCGCAATGCCAATAGCACATTGACCGCAGTTACAGGGGCGGCGTCATCGAAGGTGGCGCGAAATAACGCCAGTTGTTCTCCAGATATATTCTTATCCTCTAACCATTTAGCCGTTATGACTCGCATGATTTGTCTCCTCTTGCTATCAATAGAATGCCCTGTCACCGCCCGGCAATTCGCGCCGGGGCGGTCGCCCCATCCGGGGGCGGGGTGGCAGCATTATAATTAAAGTATACCACGCCGGGCACAATTTGCGCGCGTCATTTGTCATGGATTTTATATGACATTCATAACGATTGGCGGGCGCGGCGGCGGCGTGAAGAAGGGCGGGGGCGCGCCGCGCATTTTGCATAGAAAGCGCCCTTGATATATACTAGGGGCATTAATTGCCGCAAGCAATATGCGGCTCAAATCGGGGAGGCGTAACAGTAAACAATATCTACTAGAATCTTCCCGCCGCCAAAAACCATAGGAGAGGCGCTATTGATAACACTTCACCCCGTTCCGATACAAGTTTCATCTCGGCGCTCCATCCATCCGCACTTTCATTTAACGGATACCCATGTAGGACACGCGGCCTGTCATGAGGCTATGCTGCGGGCACATGTGGCCTGGATCGCCAAGCATCCTACCGCCACCTGGGGCGGCGGCGGCGATTACATAGACGCCATAATCCATACCGATAAACGATTTCGCGCGTCCTCCGTTGACAAGCGGGTTATACAGGATGATATTGCCACCGCACAGGTAGAGTTATTCTTAGATATTTTCACCCCGATTGCCTCCCGTTGCCTCTATTTGGCAATGGGCAATCATGAGGATGTCCTACAACGCAATTATGGCTATAGCGCCTACAATGCAATCCTGCGGGGGATCGCGGCGCAGGGGGAAAATAGACTTGCCGATCTTGCGCTTGGCTGGGGAGGATTCGTAAAATTCAGGATCGTTTGGGAGAAAGAGACCGGGGCTATGACCGGCAAGACTATTATGTTTTATGTCCATCACGGATCAATAAATGGCCGAAAAAAGGGGGCTATTGGGTTAAGGGCCGAGGAGGTGATGCAAACCTACGAGGCCGATTTGTACTTTATGGGCCATCGCCATAACCGAGATATCATTACAAAAGTCGTTGTGCGGTCATCCGGCAAGGGGAGTGTCCTACATCGGCGCATCTGTGTTTGGGGCGGCAGTTATATGCACCCGTATAATCCGCGCATTGATGGATTGCCCACGCCACATTATGCAGACGCCAAACAGCTACCCCCGGAAGCGCCAGGCTGCGTTCCAGTTTTGATTATGCCCGATGGTCAATTTACGCCAGTGATCGGGGATGATCCAATGGCGATTCTAGACGGGTTGCTTGGCGATTAATAATGCGCTATACTAAGGGTGTTCTTAGCTCCTCTTTCTTGCCGCCCCTGGTTCCAGCCTCCCAAGAGTACCAGGGGCGGCGCGATTCTGCTTATTGACAAGCAAATGAGATGGCTCTATAATCTAAGTAACGCAAAATAGCTCTTGGGAGATTCAGATGGCTCAGCATACAGATGCAAATATTCATATGGCTATCGCGGCAGTGATGGCCCTAGTTGGGTATGTTCAAAAAGAACAAAACTCCAACTTGAACTATTCGTATGCCGGGGAAGCGGCGCTTATCGCTGCGGTGCGCCCGGCGATGGTCGCGCATGGAATATATGTCTATCCGTCCGGGGTAGAGGAGTTAACCCAAACGGAATACCGTACCCGGAACGGCACGGCAATGACCCGCGTTACCGCGCGATTCCGATTCATTTTCGTACACGCCCCATCAAATACCACGATTGAAGTTGAAGTGTTAGGCGAAGGGGCTGATGCAGGAGATAAGGCGTGCAATAAGGCGATGACGGGCGCGCTCAAATATGCCTTGCGGCAGACGTTTTGTATCGAAACCGGAGACGACCCGGACAGAACGTCAAGCGAGGAGCTTGCCCGATATATGCCGCCTGCGGATTCGGATCAACCGATTGAAGTCGCCGGGCTTGACAATTTGCCAGCCACTACTATGGTAAGCGAGTTAACCAATGCCCAGATGACTGTGATTTGGGCCAATTGGCAGACAATCGCGCCCGATTGTGATCACATAAATCACTTTCGGAACCGGGTGACCAAGCGGTTTGGCACGGCCAATTTGAAATTCATTAATACGTGCACGGTACAAGAATTTTTTGAGACTATGGCAATTCCTCATGCGGAATATGAGAAATCGATAAGCGCGTAGAAAGGAGGGCCGGGGGGAGGGGAGAAATCCCCTCCCCCAGTTGTTATGCCAGATTATAACAGCGATTTGGCCTATCTTATCGGCTTAAGAGAAAATACTGATCTTGTCAGGTTCAAAATCGGGTTGCGGCTGGCGCGCATGACGCGGGGCAAGCATTATGGGCGGGCGATTATTCCACAGTTAGCCCGCGAAATCGGGTTACAGCGCGCCACCTTACAGGAATATCGCCAGGTCGCGGTATTCATGGTGTGGATCGGCGGCATTGAACAAAACGCCGCGCCGCGTCTTTTTCACTATCATCCTACTTGGGCATGGTCGCATCTGCGCCGCGCGGCCCGGATGGATTGGGAGGCGGGGCTTGAGGCGTTATATATGATAGATGATGGGATAATGGACGCCGATTCGCGGCTCACAGATGAACAGCGACGGCAACTTAATAGCAGTCTTCCCTTATCGCCGGATGCATTTAACGTATTATGTGATATATTGACAGGGCATATCATCCCGCCCCCCGCCTTATTCGACGCCGAGATTACGGGGGATGAACTACTCTATACAATATCGCGGCAGATTCCCGAATGGCGGGGGAAGCGGCTGTGGGTGAAGATTACCGAAATCCGAGACGGCTAAATTGCCCTTGACAAATCAAGAATAAAGGTCTAAGATATGTATACAAATGCGGACAGCGCCCGCCAGTACCCGGAGATGAAAGCCCCCAATGCGAGGCTTTGGCTACCCCAACGATCCGGGGGGGGTGCGCTGAGGCCAAAGTCTCGCAATGGGGGTTTTTGATTTAATAAAGAGGCATAGCGCTATGGGGGATAGTGATAGTATCCGAGATGTTCGTAAACAACCCTTCGCCTGGTTTGATAAGGCGCTCATCATCCGAGATGGAGAAGAATTAGGGGCACAGGCTATCGCGGTGTACTGTGTGTTGTCAGCTTATGCGAATAACGATACCGGGCAAGCATTCCCATCGGTCAATACCATCGCCAAACAATGTGGGATAACGCCGCCAACGGCGCATAAGGCGCTTGCCACATTATCACGTATGGGGTGGATTGCTATTGAAGCGCGGAAAGCGGCCAGTGGCGGGCATCTCAGTAATCAATATACGCTACTCGATTGCCCATCCCCCCAATTAGATTTATACCCCCCTATAAATGACGTTTGCCCCCCTCCTAAACCCGGTTTGGTACCCCCTACCCAACCAGGTTTACACGAACAACAAGAAGCTATAACTAAAATAACTAAACAAGAATCGCAAAAGCCGCTCACAGACTGGCAACAGCGCATAAAAACATATGCCGCCGCCTTATGTGCTCTCACCGGGGATGATATAAATATCTCTAAAATTGCGAGCCGGGCGGGGAAAATAGCGGCCATGCACCTTAAGGCGGGGTATGGCGTATCAGATATAGCCAATTTTAACCAATATTGGTATGCCAATGATTGGCGCGGCAAAAAAGGACAGCCCCCTACATTGACACAGGTAGAAACTGAAATCGGGAAAATACGTAGTAGCGCGGCCCAATCGCCATTGCCGCCCCCGCCCGAATTAGATGAGGGATTAAAGCGGCGGGCGCAAGCATTTGGACGAAAAGAAACACAATGCCCTGCCGGGCATGAGGGGTAATATGGGTACCTGGTCAGAGAAACATTATGGACAGGGGATGGCGGATTGCCCAATCTGTGGTGGATGCGGGTATGTCCGGCACGATGTCGATGAGCATGACCCGCGTTTTGCAAAGATATTCGATTGCCAATGCCGCAGACACGCGCCCGGCTTCCGCCGCGCATCCGGCTTGCCGGAATATGCCTTTGATTTTACCGAGGCGCAGGTATTAGGGCTGCCTGGCCGCCAGGACGTCGATGGGGCGTTGCGCCATTTTTTGGCGGTTGCGCCGCTTGCGCCAGCCGGGTGGCCCGACGCATGGAAAACGATTACCGGGCCCTGGGGAGACGGAAAATCGGTGGCGGTACTATGGCTGGCGGCTCAACTGGTAATATTGGGGCAGCGTGTCTTCTATCTCTCCAGCGATGCGTGGCAGTTGGGCATAATGGACTCATTTAGCGCCGATAGTCCGGGCGGCGTTCCCACAGTGTTGAATAAGGCGGTTGGCGCGCCAATCCTTATCGCCGATAATGTGCTAGATTGGTGTTATCGCGTTGATGGGGGGAATATTTCTTGGAGCGCCAATTTATTACTTCAATTAGTCGAAGCGCGGAATAGAACACAACTCGCCACTATATGGGTGGTTAATCCCCCGTTTTGGAAGATGACCGGCGAAACGGTGCAGGCCATCCAATCGCGATTGCGCGGCGGGGATTGCGCCATTACAAATACCCCCGACTTGCGTCCGGCAGTCGGGGAGGCCGCCACCGCCCGACGTCGACAATGGGCGGGCGCGTAAATATGCACGGAGCATAATATGGATATCGGGAATTTTGTCATTGCCGCCGATGGCCGCATAGGATGTATTTACCGATTGTTGGGGAATAATCAGGCGATGGTGGCCTGGCCAGAGAGATATGGGGCAGTGTTTAGCAAGCATTGCATAGACGACCTAATTTTAATTGTTCCCGCCACTCAAGAGGAGGACGACCATGCAGATAATAACGGCTGAATGGCTGGCTAATAAAAAGGCGTGCGCGGATCAGGTTGAATTGTTCCGCGCCACCTTCGGCGCTGCGGCCCCCGTGACCGAGGCCAATGTGCTGCGCGCCTTGCGCGCGGGGCTTAATGTACGGTGGCTGGCAGGACATGCGCCACCCCCGGCGTGGGAGACGTGTTATGCAGTCATCATCCCAGCATGGGAGGCATATCGTGCCGCCGTCGTTTCGGGTAAGGCAGCATATGATATTGTCTATGCCGAGGCGTGGGGGGCGTATCATGCGGCCATCGCCCCAGCGCTGTGCGCGGCGATCTTGGCGATTGATGTCGGCTGTGCGTCAATCATTGGCAGGCGATAGAATAATGAGACGGGCAGCCCGGCGTGATGCCAATGAGGGAACTATAGTCGATGCGCTGCGTAGCATGGGCTGTGTAGTATATGCCATCGGATGGCCGGTGGATTTGTTGGCGATCCTGCCGGACGGCGATATTGTTCTTATGGAGGTCAAGACGCCCACCGGGAGATTGCGCGGTCAACAAGTGGAGTTTATTCAAGCGGCACAGATGCGCGGGGCGCGGGTGCATATTGTGCGCACCCTTGATGATGTGCTACAAGCATTGAAGATTGGCGATAATGGATATATATAAGCAATACTGCCGCGCAATCGATTTAAACGCGGGCGCGCGGCATACGGAAGATTGCCTGACTGCGAATATTCTGTTAGACTAATAGATATGCGCCGCCATTTCTGGCGGGGAGAGGAGTAAATAATGTTTCAGCAATGTATGATCATCGGCAATTTGGGCCGCGACCCGGAGATGCGGTATACGCCTGATGGCAAGCCCGTCACGTCGTTCTCGGTAGCCGTTAACAAGAAATGGGCGGACGGCGAAAAAACCTGGTGGTTTCGGGTAACTTGCTGGGACCGCCTGGCGGAAACCGCTAACGAATACCTTAAAAAAGGCAGCCTGGTGATGGTGATCGGCGAGATAGACGCCAACGCATGGACAGCCCAGGATGGGACGGCGCGGGGCAGCTTGGAACTTACGGCGCGGAATGTTAAATTTTTGAGCGCGCCAGGCGGCGGGGCGGGCGCGGCTGGGGGGGAATAAAAAGATGGAGGGCTGTATTGATTGTTTGTTGGCGGGGCTGTGCTTAGTAGGCGCAGTATATCTATTGTGGGGGTCGCGATGAGGATTATCACGCTGAATAACACGACGCGCGCGCTTATCTGGCGCGCGGTGGGATATATCATGATGAATGATGGCAAATACATACCAGGCCCCTGGCGGGTTGGGGGCATGTCTCTAAATGAGTTGGGGTTACATCTTCTAAGCATTTGTGACACTGATGGTCTCATGGTTGCTATGATACCTGCCGGGCCCTGGGGCGATTTGAGCGAAACGAAAAAGGCGAATGCCGACCTTATTGCCGCCGCGCCCGAATTGCTTTTAATGCTCAGGTGCGTTCGCGCATGGATAGAGGCCGGGTATCCGGGGGGAGAAGAAACGATGTTGACAGAAATAGATGACATTATTCATAAGGCGGCGGGGATTGAGTGATGGTTGCTGCGGTATGGCGTGGAGGCAATCGATGGACGACCTCAAGATAGGCGATTTTATTGAATTTGATGGCCTTGTACGCGGACGGTCGACCGAGTGTTATTGGACAACCCTTTCGCCAGGCGTGTACCGGGTGATCAATCGCCTCGGAGGTGACTACATTGCGATACGGCATGGCGCGCAGATCATCTTAGTGAATATGAGTAATTATCCAATGAAGAAAGTTGAGCCGCCCTTACAGTCCCGCCCGGACTGAATACAGACGAGGGAAAAAACAATGGACATCTATGTCAGATATTTGATTGCGGCGATTGAACAGGCGCTGGTCTTCTTGCCCGATCTAACCGGCGAGGACGACTTTGATACGCCAATAGAGGCGCTCTATGGGCGGGCCATTCTCGAAGAAGCAATTCGCCAGATTAACCTTGCCCTTTCGCTTTGCGAATTTGAACGCGGTGCGTGACAATCTCCGGCAGCGACGAAGTGTTGGCATAGCTGGACGCGGACGAGTTCGACGGTGGCTAAAACGCAAGTCCGCCACCCCACCCGGTGCAAATCCGGGCGCGTCCACTGCCCGCCATGTTAATAGTATACATGCTATCCCGTATCAGGAGTCGGGATCGGGCAATCGTATCCGCTCCGGCGTTTCGACGGCGGGGTTGCGCCCCTGGGGGCGCTGTTGGGCGGGCGCGGCCACTGGCGCTGAAGCTGTGTCGCATGACCAGCAAGTAGGCGCCGCCCGGCCCCGGTAGGGGGCCTCTAGTAGACAGCCGCGCCCCGCCCCGCTTAACAGTTTGGGAGGATTTTACACATGATGAACTTCTGGGACTTGCAATATTATGAAAAGAAGTGGGGCAAGTTCTGGGGTGAAACCGTTGCACGCTGTTTTTGCTGCGGGCGCTTCGTTTCATACGACAAGGTAATACATGCCCCGGCATGGGAAACGCACGCCCTGAGTTATGAGCCGTGCGATGTTTTTGTTCCTCTATGCCCACAATGTACAGGCGAGGTGAACGATGAAAGCGATTGAAATCCAAAAGCTAATCAAGATCATTCGCACCAAACCGTATAAGCGCCCGGCGCGCCTGCGTGGTGGGCAGTTTTTGATTCGGAGGTGAACGATGAATGAGACACTCTACAAGGTCACCGGGCCGGACGGCACAGCCTGGCACGGCGGCACGGGGAAATGGCCGTTGCCGCAGGGTGAGCAGCCCGGCGATTGGGTTGAGGTCGATGGCGATCTCGTCCCATGCAAGAACGGGCTGCATCTGTGCAATGACCAGACCTTAATCGATTGGCTCGGCCCGGTGATCTGGCGGCCTGAATATGACGGGGAACGATTAGACACGGACAATAAAATCGTTGTGCGTCGGGCGCGTCTATTATTCCGCGTCGAGGCGTGGAATGCGCGCACGGCGCGGCTATTTGCCTGCGACTGCGCAGATCAGGCATTGGCAGTATTGGGCGCGGATAGGGTTGACCAATATAGCGTCGAGGCTATCCGGGTGGCCCGGTTGTTCGCCGTTGGACAGGCAACCCGCGAGGAGTTGGCCGCCGCTAGGGATGCCGCTAGGGCCGCCGCTAGGGATGCCGCTAGGGCCAGCGCTAGGGATGCCGCTCGGGATGCCGCTTGGGCCGCCGCTTGGGCCGCCGCTAGGGCCGCCGCTTGGGATGCCGCTTGGGCCGCCGCTAGGGCCGCCGCCGGGGACGCCACTTGGGATGCCGCTAGGGATGCCGCTTGGGATACCGCCGGGGATGCCGCTAGGGAGTGGCAGACTAAACGATTGCTGCAATATCTAAATGGAGAGGTGAACGATGAAAGCGATTGAAATCCAAAAGCTAATCAAGATCATTCGCACCAAACCGTATAAGCGCCCGGCGCGCCTGCGTGGTGGGCAGTTTTTGATTCGGAGGTGAACGATGAACGACATTCCGCATATTAGGCGATTCAAGACGCAACGCTGTATCGGCTACGATGGTGACCTAGCGTGGTATTACTGCGAGGTGGTACTGGCCGACGGGCGTGAAGTGACCGGGTATGCCGCCTACAGGCTGCTAGAGTATGGCATCTGCCAATGGGCGACGATGCGCCCAGTGTTACGGTGGACTTGGAGTCAGATTTCGTGCAAGAGGTGAATGAGTGAGGGGGGCGGTGATGCAAATCATCTCCTACGGCGGCGGCATCCAGACTGTCGCCCTTGCCATCCTGAACGCGACGGGGCAGGTGACACCCCGCGCTGAGGTCGCCGTGTTTGCCGATCCCGGCGCTGAGATGCCGGGGACATACCGGCACATCGAGATCATGCAGCCCTGGTTGGCCGAGCGGGGGATGGAACTGGTAACGGTCAGGCAAGATCGCTTCCCGCCATTGGAGCAGAACATTAGAGAGCGGAGCACGACTATTCCTGTGCGCTGGAATAACGGGAAAGAGGGAGGTATAGGGCGGCGCGCGTGTACAACCCAATGGAAAATCGAGCCTATCAACAAGTGGCTAAAAGCCCAGGGTGTCACGCACGCGATAACACAGATTGGATTCAGCCTGGATGAGTTCCACCGCATGAGGCCAAGCCCAATCAAGTGGATAGAAAATCGTTATCCGCTAATTGATATGGGTCTATCTCGTGATGATTGCCGCCGCATTATTGAAGAGGTAAAGCTACCGCAGCCGCCCAAAAGCGCCTGCTATTTTTGCCCGCTCAACAATGTAACCGGGTGGCAGTTGTTGGCAGTATATCACCCTGATCTATTCGACAAGGCGTGCGAATTAGAACGTGCCGTTAATCGGCGCGGCGATTATAACGATGGTAAACCGGTGTATCTGTCATCCCGCTTGCGGCCACTGGTTAAGGCATTCAGCAAGCACCAGTTGCCCCTACCGGGGATGCCAGAGCCGGACGACATGTGCGGCGGGTATTGCTTTGTGTGAGGGGGGCGGTGATCACCTTCTACTATACCATTGATGCCGACTCGGACTATCCCTGGTTAATGCCACCAGACGTCCAGTACATGCTACCCGCCTCCTCGTGGGCGACGATGCGTCCGGTGTTCCCGGTGGACTTGGAGTCAGAGGAGGAAGCGGCATGATATTTCAACATACCTGGAAGGACGTATTATCCGGGCGCAAGACGCAGACGCGGCGGCTGGTGGATGCTGATGACGAGATGGACTACTATCGCCGCGATGCATCGTGGGTGAAGTCCAGGCGCCCGCAGCGTGTAAAAAAGAATGGGCGTACTAAGTGGTGCGTTGGCAACCGATATGCTGTGCAACCTGGACGCGGCAAGAAAGCCGTTGGCCATATTCGAATTACGGCCATTCGCCGAGAGCGGCTATGGGACATTACAGATGCAGATGCTATAGCGGAAGGCTGCAATGCCCGCATCATTGGGAAAATCGGACACGGGGAGCCCCCATTTGCATTTACCGATGTCATTCTGCGAGCCAGGGGCGAGTTCACTAAATTGTGGGACAGCATCCACACTAAACCCGGTACGCGCTGGGAGGATAACCCGGAAGTCTGGGTTTTGGCGTTTGAGGTGATTGATGAATAACCGCGCCGCCCTGATGAGCACCGGCAACGGCGACTGGCAAACACCCCCGGAGGTTATCGAGCGGGTTATCGCCGTGCTGGGTGCCATCGACCTCGACCCCTGCTCCAATAGCCACGACGATCCGAACGTGCCCGCCGCCAAGCACTTCACCGAGGAGGACGACGGCCTGGCGCAGGAATGGCGCGGGCGGGTGTACATGAATCCCCCCTACGGGCGCGTGATCGGTAAGTGGGTCGAAAAGCTGGTTGAGGAGTTCGAGGCGGGGCGGGTGACGCAGGCGATTGCGCTCGTTCCGGCCCGCACCGATACCCGGTGGTTCAAACGTTTCCGGGCGTTCCCGCGCTGCTTCGTGCAGGGGCGGCTGAAGTTCGTTGGGGCGGCGGCGGGAGCGCCGTTTCCATCGGCGATTATCGGGGTGGGGGTGAGCGTGGAGGCGTTGGCAGAGGGGTTCGGCGATATCGGCGATTGCTTCCCCATAAAGGAGAATAAAATGATCTGTTTAAAAATGACCAGTTTAGGTGAACGGTTACGCGGCTTGCGAGTTGCTCAACCCGGCCTTACGCTGAAAGAGGCAGCGCGGGAGACGGGAATAACCCTATCTTATCTGAGCGACATCGAGCGCGGAAGGACAATTCCCTCATTGCGCACCCTCGCGAGATTGGCGACGACGTATCGAATGTCCGTCGTTGACGTGCTGGCGGGCACAGAATACGCATTTATCCAGGTACGCGCAGATGAAGGATGGGGCGATGAGCGATGAATAGATGCAAATACTGGCAGCCCCACAGTGGCGAGGGGCTATTTTACGGAAAGCAGTGCCACCGAGAGGACGGGCATGTCGGGCCGCATCAGTATATTGGCTTGACCGAATTAGCTGAATGGCCCAACCTTGATGAGCGCATCGCCGAATTGAATGATCAATTGCAAGCGGCGCGACAGCGCATCGTTGACCTTGAGGCGGCGTTCGCCGAGGTTAGCAGGCTGGCCGATGAGATGACCGTTTTCGCCAATCGCTGCGGGCGGACGGTGCTGATCGGCGAATTCTACCGCATTGCCGGTGAAATCAAATATGTATGCAAGCAGGCGTTGAGGCAAAAGGAATAATGGGCTTGAGTATGCGCGCCCCATTCCCCTATTTTGGCGGCAAATCTAAGATCGCGCCAGTCGTTTGGGAGCGCTTTGGGCATAACGTCGCACGGCTAATTGACCCATTTTGTGGTTCGTTGGCCGTGCCACTGGCTGCGCCATATCCGATTGCTAAACGGATTTTCAATGACGCCGACGCCCTCCTCATAAACGCATGGCGGGCGATTCAAGCCGCCCCGGATGAAGTGCTGCGGTGGGCTGCCCGGCCTATTGCCGAGTTGGAACTGCGGGCGCAACATGCCGCCATGCGCACAGCCTACCCGGAATTGGCGCAGCGCATAGCGGCAGACCGGGATTATTATCATGCCGAATGGGGGGGCATATGGATTTGGGGAATGAGTAATTCACTTGGGAACCATTGGTGGCTAGAACAATATCCGCGCGCCATTCCGCAGCGCACGTCATTTAAAGGGATTTCATCCTGGCGCGCGGCGGGCACGGCTAGTGCACAAATACAGGCGCTTTCGGTGTATTTGGCGGGGTGCATTCTCCCTTGTGGCGATTGGTCGCGGGTAATGACGGATGCAGCCTTATTCTATCGCGCCACAACAACAAATCAGACGGCGGTTTTTCTTGATCCGCCATATCAACATGATGGGCGGGCAGTACAAGTATATGGCGCATTTGATGATCCGAACCTCATGGGGGCTGTAATCGATTGGTGTTTGGCATATGGCGATGACCCCCGCCTCAGAATTGCATTATGTCGTTATGATACGTGTACAGCGCTCGATGCGGCGGGGTGGGGGGGCTATACATGGGCAGCGCCTGGCGGGTATGGGAATCAGAATGCGCAGGGCAATGATAATCGGCATCGCGAAATAATCTATTTTTCACCACACTGTCTGAATAATCGACAATTGAAATTATGGGGCGATTAACTGTCGATTTGGTGAAGATATGAGCAAAAATGGCGCAAAATAGCGCCTTTTTTATTGTATACAGGGGCATTCTGTGTTATGCTATAGAGACTATGGGCGAGCGCATCATATTTGTTTGTACGGTTTATAAAGTGCAGACGTTGGCAGATGGCGGTCTGCGCGTGTCCCTTGATCTGCCGGAGGGTCTCATCGTAGAGGCGGGCGCGCTGATTAAATGCCTTCAAGATGGGATCGCACTAAAAATTGAGGCCGAGCCGGTTTTGGATATTATAGAAAACGATTGGCACTGAGTTATACAGGGATTAAACAGGATGGCTGAAGAAGATGTCGGTTATAAGAAGCCGCCAAAGAGCGGGCAATTCGTCAAGGGCGATAAGCGAATCAACCGCAAAGGCCGCCCAAAGAATTTTGACAAGCTGCGCAAGCTGGCGCAGGCTGTCGCCAGCGAGGAAGCCCGGTTGAAGGATGGTTCCCCATCCGGCATAACCCATATCGAGGCCATTCTGCGCGCACTCGCCACGAGTAAAGCCCCGGCAGATCGCAAGCTGTTTTTGGAGGTCGCCTACGGCAAAGTGCCCGATGAGCAAATCGCCGAAGTGACGCATCGGATTAAGGTCGAGTATGTGAATGCCTATCAAGACGACGGAGACCAGGACGGTTAAGCTCCCCTACCCGTTTGATTTGCAGCGCCAGATATTACAATCCCCCGCCCGATTCAAAGTGGTTGCCTGCGGGCGGCGGTGGGGCAAAACGACGTTAGCCCGTATCGCAGTCGTCGAGGCGGCGCTGCGGGGGAACGCGCTCTGGTGGGTATTGCCCAATTATCCGATGTCATCCGAGATATGGCGCGAACTCGAAGACACGCTTAGGGAGGCGGCGGTGTCGAAAAATAAAACCGAGCGCCGGATTGATGTATTGGGCGGCGGACATGTGACCGTCAAATCTGCCGATAACCCGGACACGCTGCGTGGTGTGGGGCTGGATGGCGTGGTGATTGACGAGGCGGCAATGATTAGAGAGGATGTATGGCGCGCGGCGCTCAGGCCGACCCTATCCGACCGGGCGGGATGGGCGCTGATCATTTCAACGCCGCGTGGCCGCAACTGGTTCTTTGATGTATACCGCGCCGGGCTAGACCCTGATCAAGATGTATGGCGTTCCTGGCAGTATCCGACCAGCACCAGTGGCAACGTTGGGGCCGCCGAGATCGCGTTGGCGCAGGCGCAGCTTCCTGAGCGCATTTTCCAACAGGAATATGAGGCGGTCTTTTTGGAGGGGGCGGGGGCCGTTTTCCGCAATATCGCCGCATGCCTTCATGCCCCTACCCCGCCCGGCGAGCATATCGGTCATCGGTTGGTGGCGGGCGTGGACTGGGGCAAGCATAATGACTACACGGCGATTTCAATCGGCTGTGCGGTCTGTCGTGTTGAGGTCGCGCTAGACCGGTTCAATCGAATCGATTATACTTATCAGCGCCACCGGCTCGAACAACTGTGTTTTGGATGGGGGGTTAACTACATCTTAGCCGAAAGTAACGCGATGGGCGAGCCGATCATTGAGGAGTTGGCCCGGTCTGGGTTGCCCATTCGCGGATTTACCACCACGTCCGCCAGCAAGCCGCCGCTCATCGAAAACTTGGGCTTGGCGCTTGAGCGGGCCGAATGGCAATTCATCGCCGACCCGGTTGGCAAGGGCGAGCTAGAGGCCTATGAAATGCGAACGAATGTTTATACCGGGCGCGCGGCATATAGCGCCCCGGATGGCGGACATGATGATACGGTCATAGCGCGGGCGCTGATGTTGCGCGCGGCGCTGATGCCGGCTCCCGGCGATTTGGTGGCCTTCGCATGAAGTGGATTGATGTCCGTTGCCCGCATTGTCGCAAGTTGTTGTGCAAAATTCGCGGGCAGTGTATAATGGAAGTGATCTGTCCGCGCTGCCGCAAAAAGACGGAGTTGGCAGTTCACAAAATGCCAAAATGAGCGCCAAGAGCGCCTGAGTAATCAGGCGCTTTTTGTTAGGGGATATCACATGCCATATATGATCGTTGAACGTGACGACGAGTTTTGTGTCCACAAAGAGTTAGACGAAGGCGAGGCGGGGGAGGTCATCAAGTGCCACCCTACCCGGCAGGCCGCCGCCGACCATATGGCGGCATTATACGCCGCCACTCAAGACGAAGTTAAAGTGACCGTCAAGGCGTTGCCGGGCGACGACTGGCTATTGGACGTATTGGGCGTGCCGTATGGCGGGCCACATGGCGGAAAAGACGCACAGGGTGAATACTTCACGCCCGACACCGAATTGTGGTTAGATAAAATCCCGGCCCGGCCCATTGTCTATTTTCATGGCATGGATGAGGATCGCGCGCCTGAAATCATTGGGCGCGAAATCGGGCATGAACGGCGCGCTGATGGCGTGTGGTTCAAAGTGGCGCTCGACAAAACTTCACGGCTGGCCCGCAAAGTTTGGGAAGCCGCCAAACAGGGCTTGGCGCGGGCGTCATCCGGCGCTATCGCGCACCTGGTGCGGACGGCCCGCGATGGGCGAATCGAGGTCTGGCCTATCGGGGAGTTATCGTTGTTAGATGGGCGAGAGCACCAGCCCGCTAATCAGTATGCAATCGCGATCCCGGCAGCCAAAGCAATATTTGCCCAAGCCGGGATCGCGTTTCCGGCAGAAGCCACGCAGGAGGGGAAACAGGCGGGGGCGGAAGGCGAACAGCAAAGCGACCCTGCGATTACCGGAATAGATGGCTATCGATACTTAAAACTTTTAGCACTTGATGAGGTGTACAACGATGACTGAACGTCAGGAATTGAAAAAAAGGAACAAGGAATTACGCGACAAAATCAAGGCGCTTTCTACGAAAGCCCAATTGAGCGAAGAAGAGGCCGCATCATTGGGAGAAATGATGGCCGCGCTTGATATCGTTAAGCAGCAACTCGCCGCACTGATCGCGGTTGAGGATGAAGAAAGCGCCGAACAAGCCGCCGCCGCCCAAGAAGCGGCGGAAGGGGCAATTCAAGCGGCATTGGAAGAAGTGCAGAGCGAGATCGCGGAAGTTAAGGCGGCCCAGGCAGAGTTATTGAAAGCGGCGGCCAAAGCAAACCGGCTGCCATTCGACGCCGATGACGCCCCGACTATCGCCCGCTATGGCGATCTGCGAAAGTACGGCCATTTGGACGCCGGAGATACCGCGCTCATGATTGAAGTGCTGCGCGGGGCCAAAGAGCCGGTCAGCCCCAATGCGTATAAGGCATTGGCGATCAAGCTGGACGAGGATAAAGGCGAAGTCGGCGAATATGGCCGGGCGGCAATGAAAGCGGCCAATATGCCATTCGCTGGCGGGCGCGTCAAGGCCGATGAAATCAACTACTCAACCCTTCCCAGCTACGGCGACGAGTGGGTAGTGACTGCCAATAGCACGCAACTATGGGAAAGCATCCGGCGCGGTTCAGATATCGCCGCCCAACTCCCCAGTGTTGAAGTGCCGCAGGGCAGCGAAAGTTTGCTCATCCCATTGGAGGGAACTGATCCCGTGTTCTACAAGGTGGCGCAGGCAACCAGCGACGCCGCCACTGGCGGGCTATCTACTCCAAATCCAACGGTGCCAAGCTCTCGATTGGGCACGGCGCAGAATACACTAACCGTCGCCAAAATGGGCGCGCGCGTGCGCTGGACGGGCGAGCTAGATGAAGACAGCATCGTTCCATTTGCGCCAGAAATTCGGCGCACACTGGAAGTTGTGGGGCAAGAGTATTTCGACCACGTCATCCTTGATGGCGATACGCGCACGGGGGCAACCACCAATATCAATGATATCGGCGGCACGCCTGCCGGCACCGAAGCCTTTTTGCTCGTTAACGGAATGCGCTATGTGGCGCTCAC